TTTTCAGTTTCCCCCCGATTCGCTGTAACAAAAAGTTACCCCGGAAAACCCCCGCAAACTTGTTCGAAAAAGCCCTGTGAGCTGGGCAAACTTCCGGCCTAGGTATGCCCCAGAGGGTTAAACTGTTAAGTCAAAAATCTGTACCAGGCGGTCTAATTTTCGAACGGGTGTTCGTCTTGCCGCAGCTCGATCAGGTAGTCGCGGAGGGCCTTGGACAGCCGGAACCATTCGCCCTCAACACGGTCCTCGTCAAAGCGTTCATGCAATCTGGACTCGACATCCATCACGTCGGGGAACTTGCGGAAGTAGAGCAGCATCAGCTTGCGGGGGTTCCCTACTTGTAGCTGCTTCACCCGGACCTGCGGCGGGTACTTGGTGAACCCGATCTTTACGAAGGAGGTAAGTCCGGCCTCACCGATGAAGTAGAGCCAGCCGTCAGGTCCGGTCGGCTTGTCTTCACCAAGGGGTCCACCCCACCCGTTGCCAGCACATTCGAAGCACTTACGGAAGCGGCGGCAGGTATCGAAGGTACGTCCACAACCTGGGCAAGCCTTGAAACGGGGAGTGTTCGGCATGTGGCCAGGTTACCCGCGTGCGCCTCCCGTTCTTGAAGAACCACTGTGGTAGTCTGGAGGTCGCGGGGTGGACAAGTTAGGTAAGTTGCTGGCCTCATAAGTCAGAGATCGTGGGTTCGAATCCCACCCCCGCCCCCAGGGCTCGGAAGGTTTCGACTGGTAGTTAAAGCCGCACGCGGACGCTACCCGGACCTCGGTTCAACTCCGAGCGAGTCCACAGGAATAAAGGTTCAAGTTCCCGACGTTGAGGCGGACATGAGCAACGAGCCAGTGTGTGACATCCAGGTGTATGCATCGTGGTGCAACGACGGTACAGCAGATCTTCGCATCGACTGCCGCACGCACGACGTGGATGTCTACTCAACTCCCTACACAACCAGCCTGTCTTGGCCCGTCATCGTCAACCTCGTGAACAAGCACCTGGAGAGCCAGTGACCGAGAACGTTAACCACCCCGCTCACTACGGCGGCGAAGACAACCCGTACGAGACGATCAAGGTGATCGAGTCCATGGGTATCGGCTACGAGTTCTGTGTTGGCAACGCCGTGAAGTACCTGATGCGGGCTGGCCTGAAGAACGACGCTGCTGAGGATCTGGACAAGGCTGCCTGGTACTGCGCCCGAGCTGCGAAGAACAGCCGCGAGGACCAGGAGCGCACCTACGAATCCCACAAGAAGGCGCTGTCCACAGAGTTGGTCCAGGCTGACGACAGCCCCTCTGGAACCGAAAGGCTGAAGGAAGCTATCGACCGTCTTGAGTCTCAGGAACGGCACCCGGCAGGCAAGATCCACATTACCCCCGCTGAGTCCTACCAGTTCCCCCTACCAGTCAATCCCCCTACGTGCAACGGCTGCCTGGGGACAAGCGGTAATCACTCCTGCGGTGCAGCTTCTGAGTGGAAGACCGAGTACACCAAGTGGTCTGGGAGGCCAGAGTAATGTACGACCAGGATTACGAAGACTGGGTTCAGGAGCAGGTCGACGCGGAGGTGGGCAAGCAGGTGCGCGAGGGGAAGTACGAGACCAAGGACTCGGGCAAGAGGTTCGAAGCCGAGGACGGCATGGTCCGTGATACGTCCGAAGGCAAGCCCCAGTTCACGCTCCTGTTTCCCAAGGACGTTCCGTACGAGGACCAGCTCATGACGCGGGTTGCTGACCTGTACCACAGGGGTGGCGTGAAGTACGGACCCCGCAACTGGGAGAAGTCCAGCACCGAGGAATCCCTGGCCAAGCACGAGGATTGCTTGATGCGTCATGTAATCAAGTTCCTCCTGGGTGTAGAGGACGGCGAGGACCACGCGGCTGCGGTTGTCTGGAACGTGAACGCCGTGGACCTGACCCGCCGCAAGATCCGGGAAGGTACACCGGCCAAGCTTGAGGGCCTGGAGACTCGGCCGCACAACCACAACCCGTTTGACTTCAAGGCAGGTTCGTACTCCGGTCCTGACTGTGGCTGTGGCTGTGGGAAGAACCTTCCGGGCATCACCGACGACCTGAACACCACAGGAGTCAAGGAAGTGCTGCCAGAGTACGCCCCGGACCAGAGCCTGATCGGCTACATACCGGGGGAACGAAAGGCTAAGCCTTTCCCCACGGTCGAGTTCAGTGTGGGGGACACTCTCAAGGACAAGAACTACTACACCTGGAAGCTAACCGAGAATTACAACTGGTTGCAGGACGGTCCGGCTGCTCCGTATGAGCGCATAGGTGACCTGGCATTCAGCTACGGGCCGTTGGCTATTCAGACCGGCGCGTATGCCGGGATCACTGTGCTCAAGGATGGGAGTCTTCGATGGGGATGAACGACGAACTGGAGAAGGTTCGCCTGGCTAAGGAGTGGGTGGACACCCAGCCCCGAGGAAGCCAGGAGTGGTACGCCGCGTATGAGCACCTGGTCTGGGTAGCACAGAACACCCAGGACACAGGTATCCGGACAGAGTGCCGGGCCGTTCTTGAAAAGGTGCTGTCGAAGCCCCTGCCCAAGATCCGAAACAGCAAGTAAGGTACAGGCATGACAGAGCGCTCGAACCACATCACAGCAGAGTTCGTACCTTCCCCCGAAGTTCTGCCGCCGCCCGACAAGATCGTAGTGAAGGCTCCCAACGACAAGCGCGGCTTCCCGATCTTCCACGACCTGCACCTCACGGTCGAGCAGGCGATCGAGCTGGACGACGCTATCTGTGCGGCACTGGCGGTGTACGAAGACAGGAAGCCTAATGCCTAATCCTGGGTACCGGGAGACTCCGCTCACCGACGCGGACATCATTCAGATGCGTGAGCTTCGAGCAGCCAGCCCTAGGAGCATGACACTCTCCTATCTTGGGAGGCTGTTTGAAACCACCACGGCGAACGTGCACCTGATCGTGACTGGCCAGACTCACAAGGAAGTCGGGGGACCGATCACTGAGATCAAGGGTCCGACCACTGAGGAAGAGGTCCTTGAGATCAGGCGGCTTCGCCGTATCGGGTACAGCTACCGCGACCTGTCCATGGAGTTCGGTAAGTCGGAGGTAGCGCTCAGGTCCATCTGCGCAGGCAAGTCGTTCCCTCACTACGGCGGCCCGTTGACGAGCAAGGTATACGGGCGGTCATGAGTCTGCTGGCCTTCATCTTGTGGTATCTGCTCGGCACACTAGGCGGGCTGGTAGTTCTCGCCGTGATAATGCTGTGTCTGAATAAGCGCGAGTTCGGGAAGTGGTGGGTATGACATGGGAGATGTGGAAGATCTTCTGGACAGTATTGTGGTCCCTCCTTACCCTTGGTGTCCTGGGCTTGCTTGTGTGGACAGTTAGGAATTGGTGGGTATGAAGTCAATCGATGTTGGTATCCGGGTACTACAGTTCCTGGTTATCGTGCTAGCCGGGGTTGTAGTACTGGACTACCTGACTCTCTTTGGGGTGATTCACAGGTGACTTGGTTCGATGCAGCTAAGAAGGGGTCATGCTCTCAGTGCGGGTGCCCGGTAGCCGAGGGTGACCGTATGTGGGCAGTGCGCCGTGGGTACTACGTGTGTGAGGCTGACGGCCTGCTGCGCGAAGCTGCCAAGGGCGAGATGGAGATGGGTTCCATGGAAGCCGGGGTGATGGAGTCCCTGAAGGCGTTCCCACCTGAGGCCACCAGTTGTGCCCTAGCTCAGTCCATGATCCACCTGGCACGGCTGCTGGACCGGGAAGAGGTGAACCCTCGGGATGTTCCCAACTTCCAGAAGGAAATACGACAGACCGTTGCGCAGTTGGAGATGATGTACCCGCCTGAGCCAGAGGATGACAACACGGCGGCTGCCCAGAAGAAGCGTGCTGCGAAGATGAAGATCATCAACGATGGGGAGTGGCAGGATGGGTAAGATGCGAGGCAGGAACTCACAGATGATCATCAGCGACGAGGTGTCCGGCAACGACATGATCCGGGCTCACCAGGAGATCGGCAAGCTACAGGGCAGCGTCGATCACGCGGCTGAGCGGCTGGCAGTTTCCTGGTCGGCGGAAGAGATCGTGAATGCATCTAACCGAACCCCTAGCTGCACGTGCCTCTCTCCGGTAACCAACATCCTGGTTCACCCTGATGTGGCTTACGCCCTGGCGGCCAAGGCCCCGCACCGTTCCACGGCAGAAGCTGGAGTCACAGCCATCGCCGCGCAGTACGGGGGCAAGGTTCCGCTGTACACGCTGGGCAAGGTCCTCGGCCCGTGGGACAGCCTGATCGAGGAACTGGTTCCCAGGCGGCGGGGGTGAAATGCCCTCTTAGCCCAGGTGCGCAGGTATGGACAGCAACTGGGCTGGCGATACTGGCGGTGGACATCCTTGGTGAGACCACCTTGTCGGAGTCCTTCAACACCTTCTCTCGTACACCCCACGGCCGGATCGTCACTACGGCTGGCTGGCTGTATCTCACGGCCCACATGTTCGGTATGATTCCTTCCAAGCGTGACCCGCTCGTTCTGGCATTCTCCCGCGTCCCCAAGCGTAAGAAGGTAGGGATTGTCGTTGTATGACCCGATGGATTACATCGAAGAGTTCGATGAACTCACGGACCTGGGCATGAGCGTCAGGGAGATTGTGCTCCGCAGCCAACCATCCCAGACCTGGTTTCACGAGCACGTCTTCCCCCATGTTCACCGAGCGCTGTGCATTTCGTGCCGGTGCTTCTTTGATCTCTCCCAGGTTCGCAGGGGCACAGAGTGTTCCGTGATCTGCCGGAATAACTACACCGGATTCGGCAATCAGGGCAGGCTTGTCCGTACGCGGTAAACTATTCCCATGGACACCATGGGAGCCGTACTTGTCGGAGCACAGCGGCCTGCTTACTGGACAGCACCGCCTAGGCACCGCGATAAGCAGGACGGCTGCCGGATGTGCCGGGACGACGATTACACTGGCGGCTGTGGTAACCACGTAGCTGAAGAAGTGCTCGGCTGGGCTTCGCAGTACTGGAGCCTGTTCGACTGGCAGGAATGGTATCTCACTGAGATGCTGGGGGTTAAGCCTAACCGCCGATGGACTGCCACCACTTCCTGCGTTATCGTCCCACGGCAGAATGGAAAGGGAACAATCCTGGAAGTCCGCGAACTGGCTGGCATCTTCCTGCTTGGTGAGGCAGAAGTAACTCACACGGCCCACCTGTTCTCTACTGCCCGTAAGCACTTCCTCCGCTGCCTTCAGATCATCAATGACAATCCGGACCTGGCCAAGTGGACCAAGAAGCCGAACATGACCCACGGCCAGGAATCCATTGTGGTGCAGAGGCCCAAGGCACCAACCGTTATCTTCGGCCCTAACGGCACAATGGTGCAGGAGTCCAAGGAGAAGCTGCTTCAGTTCCTGTCCCGTAACGGCAAGCAGGGTCGAGGCTTCACGGGCAACTGCCTGGTGTATGACGAGTCGATGTTCCTGCGGTCTGAGGACGTAGGTGCTACCCGGCCTGCTCTGCGAGCTGTGGCTAACCACCAGATCGTGATCGCCGGGTCTGCGGGTACTAAGGACTCCATGGAAGAGGCCAAGTACTTCAACCGGATCATGGACGACGAGCGCACTCTGGTTGGGGCGTACTGGGGTGGCATTGTGCTACATAACGCCAAGTGCCCCCGCGACAGGCACCGAGGTCGTCCTACCAATGACTTCGTTGTGGATTGCACGGAGCACGATGACCGGGACGACCCGCAGGTATGGGCGCGCAGTAACCCATCCATGGGACTGATAGTTGAGCAGGAGTCGTTCGAGGGAGAGATCCTGGACCTGGACATGATCGAGTTCAACAGGGAAATCCTGAACATCGGTGAGTGGCCGCTGAAGGAAGCACCCTGGAGGATCATCGACCGTGAAATCTGGGACTCTCTCGTCACTCCGAATGCTGGCACGGTCGCCCCTGTCGCGCTCGGGGTGGAAGTAGACGAGGACGGTAAGGCTGCTGCTATCGGTGCTGCCTGGTACACAGGCGATGGCAAGAACCGGAAGCTGGTCGTGTCCAACCCCAAGGGCTGCGTGCTCAACGGTACCGATGGCCTGGTGAAGCAGCTCGCCGCAATCGTGGGGTTTATCAAGAAGAACTTCGGCCCCGTGATCGCTATCGCTGTTCCAAAGGACGGCCCGGCCGCTGGTGTCGGAGACGAGCTGGAGAAGACGTACCGGGACAAGATCGTGCGTGCTACCTCCCAGGACCAGGCCACGGCATTCGCGTTCTTCACCCAGCAGGTAGCGGAAAAGGCCCTGTTCCACCGGAGCGAGGCTGAGGCACCTGACCTGTACAAGGCGCTGGGCTCGGCTGACACCCGTACCGTTGGAGACGCCGGTAAGACCTTGCAGCGCCGGGATGCCCTGAAGCCTGTTAGCCCTGCGTCCTCTGCCATTCTTGCCGCCTGGATTCTGAACAAGAAGCGCGGGAACTATGACCCGCTAAAGTCGATTGGATAGCCGTGGGACTGTATGAGATAACGCGCCGCGTTGCCAATACCGAAGCCGGTAAAGATCAGCTTGGCTACGAGCGGGCCATTGCCATGATGGGTGCCTACGGCGCTATGTACAGGTCTATACACCACGGCCGGGAACTCAATCGCATGGGTATTAGCTGCCGCATGGAATTGCAGTACGACATCCAGTACATAGAATATGAAGACGAAGAAGACGAATAAGGGCTGACCCGCGAGCAAAGGGAAGATCCGGTAGCAACCCGGTATAGAGGGTTTACCAGCAGAGACGGGTGGTCCCGCTTCCTGCCCTTACATGAAGATAGGATAGCAACATGGCACACGTACACGACCCGGTGATCTATCACCCGAACCGCCAGCAGATCCTTGGACTGGCACGCTCCGCTCCGCTCGCCGTGGCGTCTGCCCTGGGCTGGACCCTGGGTACTCTCTGGCACCTGCTGGTGCTTACGGCCACCGGAGTCGGCATGGTAGTCGGCACGGTATTCCTGGCTGCCAAGTTCCTTGGGTTCGCCGTAGCCTACGGATTCCTGAAGGGCGCGCACATTAAGCTCGTGCCGAAGCAGCGAAATCCCTCTATGCCCATGTGACGAAAGAGATGTAACCTTGGGAACTGTACACCCAAGGCCGTAGCTGCCCCTGTGCTGGACGGAGCTGGTTGTGCGACAGTTAGCGTAGGGAGCTGGATAGTCCTGGCCCTGCGCGTGTAGCCAGCCGGGAGTTACCGTGGGGCTTTTCGAAAACATCAGGTCACTGAGCAATGGCGAACTCAGGACCATCGGCGGCGTTCCTTGGATGCCATGGCTGAACCCTTACATGCGGTTCGACATCGGCGGTCCACTGCATCCCAGCCGCCAGATCATGGGCGTGGACTCTGCGCTCGGCCTGCCTGCTCTCTATGCGGCGGTCAAGATCCTCGCTGACGGAGCCGCTTCTCTCCCGCTCCGCGTGTACAACAAGAGCGGCAGCAACGTCAACATCTACAACGGCCCGACGATGTTTGATAACCCCTCTGTCGTGGACACCAAGTTTGACTGGATCTTCGCAGCCATGTCCTCGGTGCTTCTCCACGGCAATGCCTGGGGCCTCATTACGGGCAAGGACAAGTACGGATTCCCCAAGGGCATTGAGTGGCTTCCGCCCGACCGCGTATATGTCCTGGAGAGTGACCAGCAGTCTTTTAATCCCCTCAACGTCAAGGTCATGTTTGACGGCAGGGAAATGAAGTGGTTCGGTCCCGATAAGGAACTGTTCCATGTTCGCGGATTCAAGCAGCCCGGTCGTATGGCCGGACTTTCGGTTATCCAGTCTTTCGCTAACACAATCCTCGCCGGTCAGCAGACGCAGGAATACGGGCTTAGCTGGTTTAACGCTGGCGGATTCCCTCCTGGCATTTTCAAGAACG